CGCAGTTGCACATCTCCATGAGGTCGCGGATCAGCTCCGCTGCGGGCTGCTGTTCCTCGATGAGCGGGCTGATAAGGAAGTCGTTGGCAACGGTGTAGTTGGAGAACGCCGTGAGGTCGCCGATCTTCGAGTACGGGAAGCCTGCACCCCAGTAGTCGTTGGAGAGCAGGTTGATGAGCACGTCCTTCGGGTCGCAGTCGTACACACCACCACCATAGTTGAGTGCCGGCGGAGCGTAGACCTCGAACGTGTACGAACCCAATTGAGCGTTGTCGCCCATGTTGATGTTCTCGTTGGCAGCCAGCACCAGCCCTTGGTAGCTCAGCGCCTCAGCTGGGTGCGCCGCGGCTAACCACGGCCACAACGTTCCGTCGGGGTAGGCGCCGTAGACCGCATACGTAAACCACGTGCCAACGTTACCTAGCTCCTTGCCGTTCCATGCAGAGCCGTGCCCGTAGATGGGCCCTTCGCAGATACCAACCATACAGGCACCGACATAGATGTACGTCGTATTCGACATGCTTCCGCCACCACCACCGCCTTTACCTCCGGTCTCCTGCGTGGTGGTGATTGGGATTGCGTTGAAATCGCTGAACCAGATGACGTTGCCCGCCAAGCGACGCCGTCCCATGACAATAGGGATCGGCTTGCCGTAGCTAGACGACTGGAACCTGACCGAGTTAATGCGTGGAGCGACTGTCTCTATGTTCTTGCCGCCACCGCCGAACATGCCGCCCATTATGCTTCCTTCAACTGGTAGAACTTCACGTGCTTGTCGTCCAAGCGCTTGGACAGGTCAGGCGTGTGCAGAACGTTTGTCCTGTAGACGCCTCGAGACAAGCGGTAAGCATGGATGATGCTCGGCCACTCCAACACGATGGTACCGTGCGAGTAGCACCTGCCGAACTTGAACACGGCTAGGCCGCCCTTTACCGGCTCCTCGACTTGGGTCGCGTACTGCTCTACCCAACCCAGGTAGCGCTCCGCGTCCCGATGCAGATGCCAGTCCATCGGGTAAGGTCGAGGGTCAATGTCGGGGATAAGCCCCACGCTGTGATAGACCTTGATAAGGAAGAAGGCACAGTCGACGCCCACACCCTTAACGAAACCTTGATGGTGGTAAGGCGTGCGCTCCCACGTGAGCGCTTCAGCACAGATTGCTTCTTGTAGTTCTGGTGTCACAGCAGTGTCTCCGGTACCGGGATATACGGGTAACCGCGGAAGTGCGTGAGGTTGCCGAACTTGTTCTGGCAAGTGTCTTTCAGCTTGTCACATCCCGGGTAGATCTTGAACGTGTCGCCAGCAGCAGGAGCGTAAGGCAACGGCTCGAACAGGACCATACCGCCGCCTGTGCTCCAGTACGCTTTCACTCCTCTGTACAGACCAGCGTTCTGTCCCGTGAGAATGTAGACATAGCCCAGCGTGAAGTAGTGGTCCGGCTGACTCAAGTTACTGTACCAGGACGTCGTAGTCCCGCCGCCGGTCACTGTGCCCGTCACTGCTAGCGATTCGCGATTGAGGCCGCAGCCAGTGTCGTACAGCGTATGCACACACCGACTTTGGAACAGGTTGCGAGGCAGCTTGGTGTTGAGAAGCTCCACGTCGCTCTTGCCAATCATCTTGACCGACGTTCTCGTAGCCTCGGGGATGTTTGACACGCGGCCGTCAAACAAGTTGAGCGCACCGACCGTCGTACTGCCTGTGTCGCTGAGGTACCCTCTGTCGAGACGAATGCGCGCGCCGTCCAGCACTCCGCGCCGCACGCCTTCGATGAACGGAAACCCACCTAGCGTAGAGTTCGTGCCCGGGAAGAACGTGATGTCTAGCTGATCGACCTCGAGACCGGGCACCGTTCGGATACGACTGCGCTTGAACAGCACGTCGTTGTGGATGTAGTCGATACCGCTGTGCGTCACCTTGTGATCGCGGCCCGTATAGCGCTTTACTGAGGAATCGAGAAGTGTGAGGGTGAGCAGGTCAGCGACTCGGAGCTGTCTGTTCCTGTCGCCAAGCAATGCAATGAGAGGGGCGGATGCGGACTTCACAGTTTGACGCTCCTGAAATCTACTCGCCGTGCCGACCACAGCTTGTGCAAAAACTTGGTGTACTCCTGCATCGTCTCTTTGAACTCGCAGCGGATGTAGTAACCGCCGGTCCACGTGATTGCCTGACCAGCGGTCGGTGCTGTGACGAACGTCACCACTCCGTACGCGTCGATGGTGTAGTGAGTGGTGACGGTTTGCAGTACGCCTCCCTTGTAGATCTGCGGGGCAGGTGAGGCCTTCGGGTTCTGCACGGGCTCAGCGAAGCCACCGACGGTGCGCGTCAGCTGGAACTGCGTCGTCGTACCGTTGCCGGTCCCGATGTTCTGCGCTGTGACGCTGTTGCCGTCCGGGTCATCGAACAGCCAGGAGTCGTAGTTTCCCTTGCGTGCGAGGAAGAAGCCGATGAGCTGGTTGAGCTCGTCGTTGGTCGCGTTGTCGCGCAAGAACTCGTACTGCAAGGCATAGTGCCAGATCGGGTAGTCGGCAAGCGAAATGGCTGTCCTGTAGAGAGAAGCCGATCGGCGTACCACGTTGTTGAACTCCGGCGACTTGCGGACGTCCCACGTCAGGCCAGCCAGCGTAGGAAAGACAGCATTGCTCATTTGAGCTCACCCTTGAAGTTGCGGATCTGTTGACGGAGTGCGTCGTACAGGTGACTTCCTTCTCGTTGGAACAGCCTGCGCACGCTCTCTCCATCCAGTGCATTGATCTTGAGGTTGATACCTCCTGCCCCACCGCCCCCTTCTAGCATCTCTCGCAGCCCTTCGGCCTTGTCAGCAGGGAGCACCATTTCCTTCTTGTGGATTTGCGCCACCTGGTCGCCCGGGACTTCCCACCACCCGCCAGCTGCACTTGCAAGCAGGCCGGCGGAGAACGACATCGCGCTTGCGTATGCTCCAGCACCTGCCGCCGGGGCAATCATCCAGCCGTACACGGGAATGGCCGCAGCGCTCGCCACCGCCGCAGCACCTGCCACTGCCGCGTAGCTTGAGACCTGCGCGAACGCAGCAATGCGCGCAGCGACTGCCTCCGCTGTTGACGCTGTCAGCTCTAGCGCAGTGCGCGCGGCCTGCTGACCTTGCATGAACACAGTCATTGCCAGTTGCTTTGCGACCCACTCGCGGAGCATCCTTATGCCCAGCGAAATGAACTCGCCGAGGATTGCAGTGAAGATGTTCTGCAGACCTTGTCTGAGGGTCTGCGTCCCCATGATGATGCCCTTTAGCGTCGTGTCGAATGCCTGCTGTATTGGATCGAGGATTTCCATCCAGCGATCGCGGATCGACAAAGCAGTGTCTTGGTTCTCTCTCTTTATCTGTGCTTCGCGCTCGCGGTCGAGAACCTGGATTTCGTTCAACAGCTTTTGGCGTGCTTCCTGGTTCTCACGCTCGAGGTCGAGCTTCTGCTTCAACGTCTCACGCTTGTCTTCGTACTCCTGCCTGCTGAGCTCTCTGAGACGTGCAAGGCGCTCCTCGTCGTTAATGAGTCCGATGTTCTTTTCGAACTCGATCTGATCGCGTGCCTCGTTCATCGACACGGTAGCTAGGCTACGGCGAAGTTCGATCTCCTCCGTCGCCATCCGCTTGCGTTGCTCTGCCTGATCGCGCAGCGTGCGCGTCTTCTCGCGCTCTGCTGCCACGTACTCCTTCGAGTCCTCGCCGTAGATCGCCTTCATCAGGCGGAGCTTGGCATCGGCGATCTTTACCTGCTCGTCGGCACTTTCACGCGACATCTCCATCTGGAACGACAACGCAGAAAGGGCCTCGCGCAGTTCTTCCTGCGCGATCTTCTTCTTGACCACCGTCAGTTCGTGCCTGACCATCTTCTCCGCTTCGGAGCCTTTGGCCACCAGCGACAGCTTGGTCTCCCAGAACTTCTGCTCCTCACTCAGTTCTAACGTGCGGAAGGCGTCGGTCGCATCCCGCATCTCCTGAAGTTCTTTCTTCCACTTCTCGAGGAGGTTCTTGTCAGCGTTCTTGTCCGGCTTCGACTTGTACGTTTTGGTGCCGCCTGTTTCCTTCTGACCCGGGTCCTCACGGCCGAGGAAGATTTCCTTGACGGCCTTGTTGGTCTCTTCCGCACGCTTTGCCGTGCGCTCTAGCGCACCGCCTAGCTCGTCGGCGTAGACCGTTGCCATTGCCTTTGCAGTAGCGATGGCTCCGCGGAAGTCCCCAGTCAGGAACTGCGCCATCATGGTGAAGGCATTCTTCCAGTTGCCCATGATGGCACGTGCTAGGCCGTTGCCCAAATCCCAGATCGTGAGGATGCCTAGCTTGAGGTACTCGAAGAACGCTAAGATGCCGCCGATCGAACCCTTCAGCACAATGAAGGCATAGGGAAGAACAGCGCGCACCATTTCGGTGAGGGACTGCAGGTAGGGCAGGAGCATCTTACCGATGCCTACCGCCATCGACTCGATTGCGTCACCGAGATCGTTCGATGCGAGTTCAAACTCGCGCGCGGCCTTGATGTCGTTTTCCGTCATCACCGCGCCAAACTCTTCGAGGGTCTTGGTGCTATCGGCAATGACCTCGTCCGTCATGCGCGTCAGCTGTGCAACGGACGCGAAACTCCTGCCCAGCAACTCGCTGGAGGCTAAGTTACGGTCGGTGCCGTCCTTGTAGTCCTTCAACGTGTTGATCGTGTTCTTCAGGATCTGCTGAGAGTTGAGCAGGTTCCCGTTGGAGTCCCGCGTCTTCACGCCTAGCTGGGTGAAGCGCTCCTCGTTCTGGCGCAGCTGGAGGGTGACGCGCTGAACGATACCGATGTACTCTTCGGTGGTGATGCCGATGTCGTCCATTGAGGCACGCAGGCCAGAAGCCTCTTCCCTTGTGATGCTGAGGGTATCGGACAATCTGCGCACTTCTTCGGAGACACGCGGGAAGGCAGTGAACATGTCTCGCACGAACGCTAGGACCTTTTCGGTCAGCGCCTGCGATACGCCTGCGAACGCGCCTCCCAAAGCAGAAAGGGCAGCAATCTGCCCTTTGATGCCTGCGACGCCCGACGTCACCGCGCTCGCAGCGCGGAGCATTCCGGATTCTACTCCGGAAGCATCCGCCCCGATCTTTACGTTGATGTCGTCCTGCCCACCGCGTGTGGCCATCATCCTGCTCCGTTGAGTCTGGCAATGTCAGCGATCAGCGACGGGATCTGTGCCTCCATGTCCTTCGGGTTGAGCGTTGGGGCAGTCAAAGACTTGCCTAGCCCGAAGTAAGAAGCGACCATCTTGTGCAACGGCGGCCATTGCTTCCAGTAGTCCATGAGCGAGAACAGCCGTGGTAGATCCATGCTGTTCAAAACGTAGTCCCATGTCCATCCGGTGCTCATCGCAATGTCCGCCACCAGTCGGTCCCAGTCTACTGGATCGTTCCCGTCGCCAGAGGCTCCCCCGGCTGAGTTCTCCGGAGGCCACTGCTGTTCATCGTTGCCTCGATGAGCAAGGGGAGGTTGTTCATATCGACGACCTCCTCGAGAAGCTCCGCCGAGACGTTCTTGTAGTTCCTGCTCAGTGCCATCTCCACGAGCTGGAGGAGTGCGTCCATGACGTCGGACGGAGGCACGTCGTTCTTGGTTGCGTCGAACTCCCTCAGCTTGGCCAGCAGCGGCGTCGCTTTCTTGAGGGCCTTGAGGTTCATCGGAGGGACAGTGATATCCTGGTCCCCGAGGCGAACAGAGACGCCATCGACGAGCGTCTCCTTTGGCTCTAGCAGCATTTTGAACTCTCCTTTGGGGCCCTAGTACGCACAGCACAAGGGCGCGCGCTGCAAGGCCCCTAGATTGCAGCGCGCGACCCCTGGTTAGTAGGAGTCCGTGACCCCGTACGTCATCACGTTGCCGCCAGCGTCCGCGAAAGCGGAGAAGTCGAACTCCGGCACCGCGAAGTCGTCCAGCTTGGTCGCCATGCCCAGCTTGGTCGACACGCACGACGGCAGGCGCACGTAGAAGTACTTGCCGTTGTAAGGCATGTAGAGATCCATGCTGAACGTGGGGATGTAGCCCAGCGGCTGGTTGGTCACCGTGGACTTCACCTCCGAGGTCGACGTCGCGGTGTAGCGGTAGTCGATGTAGACCGTCTTGGTCGTGTCCGCCGCTGCGAACGTGTACACGCCACCTGCCGACACCGAATACTGGCCGGTGGCGGGCGCCGATGCCACGCGGGTGTAGACCTTGCCGGTGCTGTCACGCACGCCGAGGTCTGCGGCGAACGTGCCGCTGGAGGGCGGGACCGTCGTGATCTGGAACGGCGTGGTGGGGATGGCAGCACCGACGGTGTCGATGTACACCGACTCGCGGCCTGCCGAGAGGGTCTGACCGAAGAGCAGTGCATTCATCAGCGCGCCGCTGATGTTGGCCAGCTTGGCCTTGCCGCCCAGCTTGCCTTTGCCGCGGCCGATGGCGACCGGGAACTGGAGTTGGCCGTGCAGCTCTTTCACGTCGAAGGAAATGTCGAGGGACACTTCCTGCATCGTGCCGAACTTGACCGGCGTGGGGTTGGAGATCGCGCTGCCTAGGGAATCCGTGAGCGGGACTGCCCACAAGTTGCCTGCACCGAATACGTACATGGAATGCCTCCTACTGAGGAACGAACATGGTTACGGGAATGATCACAACGGCCTGGTCTCCCAGCGTGCCCTCGTCGGTTTCGATTTCGCCTTCGATGCGGCACCGGTGAACCAGCCCACCTAAGGTCTGCTCACCCAAGTGCGGAGGTGGCAGGAGCTTGCTGATGATGCTGTCCAGAATCGGGTTGAACACAGAGGCCGGAGTGGAGTGCAAGTCCCCACCGGTCTTCACGTAGATGAATACGTCAGCACGGCAAGTCCAGACCGTAGGCAGTCCGGTCTCGAACTCGGCGTTGATGTTGCCCTGTGCGAGAAATAGCGCTGGCTGTTCCTGAGACGGAACGTCGTCCCAGTGTCGCAGCCGCCTCGAGGCAGTGCGCAATCCGGGCGCAGTGCGCAGCAGATCGAACAGGGAGGTGTAGATCGTCTCCAGCGGGCTCATGACTTGTTCACCGTCTTCATGACCTTATTGACCGCAGCCTGCAACGTACTGCGGATGTCTTCTTGCATGTCCCGCAGCGACGAGCGCAAGAAGCTGCGCTCGGGCATGTCCATCTTCCGCGTATGCGCGGAAACGAACGCAACACCCATAGCAACCTTTCGCTTGCCGCGGAAGGAGTCTCGGGACTTCACACGCCGCACGTGAGCTTTCACCAACTCCGTGCCTTTGAAACCGAACTCGTGGACGGCGGCGTAGTGGACGTTGGTCCCGACGGTGCCGATGATCCTGCCGCCCTTTGAATCCACCTTTTGGTTGATGCTGCGGCGTAGCGTACCAGTGCGAACGTGCAGGACTTGGCCGGAGAGCTTGTCCTGTTTCACCTTCCGCTGGAGCTTGATAGTGAGCATCGAAACGGCCTTCCGCAGCCGATCGACGAGCTTTGGCGGGGCAGACTTGATGCGGGCGATCGTTTCCTTGTCGCCGATGACGTAGGCTTTGATCACGCCGGCACCCGCTTACGGTAAGAGTCCAGCACCGACTTCACCTGCGGGGGGATCTCTTTCACATCGAAGGACACGACCATGCCCTGGATGTTCTTGCTGTTCTCACCAATGCGGCTCCGCTCCCTGTAGAAGTGCGCAGCCCAGCGAGCGCACGCTTGCACAAGGTCTGCGGGGACTGCAACGTACCCGGCGGTGTAGCCGACGACACAGTTGAGCACGCCACGGCCGAAAGAAGCACCGATCAAGTACACGGCGAACTCGTCGTACACGAAGCCAGTCGTCTTGCCGTTGGATGCTGAGTACGCCACGCCGTCCACCGAGACTGACTGCACGCTGACAATCGGATAATGCGAGGTGACGCGCATCGACGAACCGTGCCCGCTGAACTTGTCTTGCACTGCGGCCGACGAGATTGTGCGCGACATATAGGACTGCATGGCGGCCGTGGCTGCGTCGCACAGTCTTTCGAGCAGCCCGTCTTCTTCCGTGCCGGATGTCTTGAAGTCGAGGTACTCTTTGACCTGATCGACTGTTGCGAACGCAGTCATAGCCTAATCTCCTTCGCGGATTGCTACTGTTTGACCTTCTTCGCCGGTCTGGGGCGCGAGGTCCTTTCTTCGCTCTCGTCTTCCTCGTCGACTGCCTTCGCCTTTGGCTTGGGGGCTTCGACGAAGCCGTGGGCCTTCAGCGTGTCGATGTGGGTGCCCTGCGCTTCCACGCAGCCGTCCTCGTCGAGTTCGACTTCCACGCCCTCGATCGAGACGCTGCACAGACCTTCGGGTGCCTGCATTTTCACTTTCACTTCCGTTCTCCTTTTCGGATTGAGGAAAAAGCGGGGTCGGATTTCTCCGACCCCCAATGGCGGCAACCTCAGTTACCGCCCCGCGCTGCTAGCCGTTGGCGATGTTGGTGATGATGCCGAAGGACGGCGGGAAGTAGTTCTGCAGCACCTCGTCCGCGTAGACGCCGTACTCGTACTTCCTGGTGCGCATCGGCCACTCGATCTGGTAGTACTCCCGACGCGTCTTGATTTGCACGACGTTCTGGATGTTCGAGATCGGGTAGGGCGGCTTGTCGCAGTAGAACATGATCGTGCCCGGGGGAAGGTTGGGGTGCAGACGGAAGGGAATCTCCGTCGGCCCCATCATCCCGAACTTGTTCAGGTACGACGTGACCATCACGCCGCCCCCGATCATGTCCTGGTTCACCGTGAAGTTGAAGCGCTGGGCAGCGTTGGCTCCGCCCTGCAGCACCTTCTTGGTGATGTTCTGGAGCTCCTGCGACGACACGTAGATGTCGGTCGGCGACAGGCGCCAGGTGTCCCAGAAGTACTTCAGCGCATCGTCGATCTCGACGATGCCACCGTAGGTGTCCGCGGTGAGCGGGGTGCCCGTGCCGGCGGTACCGGTGGCCATCGTCTTGATGTACGAGTTGGAACCCGACTTGCAGATCTGGTACAGCAGGCCGTCGAAGACCAGCGCGTTCTGCGACTGGTCGGAACCGCCCGCCCCCGTCTGCGCCGTTGCCAGGTCGCTTGCCAGCTGGTTGGAGCCGCCGGCGGCCGCCACGAACTTGATGCTGTTGATGGTCGTGATGCTGTGCAGGCGTTCCGTGCCGGCCGACGAGCCCAGGTACCAGGCGTATGCGAACGCGCCGTTGACCGCCGCCACCGAAGCCGACACCGAGCCCGCACCGCCGCCGCCGGTCACCGTTGCGGTGGCCGCTGCGCTCTGCTTCGCCGAACCGCCACCGAAGGCATCCGTGGAGCTGTCGGAGTTGGTACGCGAGATCCTGCCCGGCACGCCGGTCGCCGACACGCTCGAGTTCAGGTAGCCTTCGAGGGTGAGCGCCACGCAGATGACACGCCAGGTCGCATCCGCCAGCCCGCCGCCGGAGGTGGCAGCCGACGCCGACGGGGTCGGGGTCGTACCGAGCGCCACCGCGCCGCCGTTGCCGCCGAGGACGATACGCTCTTCCTGGATCATCAGCGAACGGAGCAGGCCTTCGACTGCCAGCGCTTTCACGTCCTCGTAGCCCTGGGAAGCGTACTCCGCCTCGAGCGTGACGTAGTCCTCGAGACCCAGGCCGCGGTAGACGGCGTTGTAGTCTGCGGTGGAGGTCGCCACCACGCCGCCGCGGTTGCCTTCGCTGACGCCGGCGGACATGTTGTTGATGTTGATGCCCGTCACGGCCTTCCAGTTTGCCTGGATGCCGCCGCGGCCGCTGACGCGCGGGATGCGGTTGCGGAGCGGGGTAATGACCGGATAGAGCTTCTTGGACGGCGCCTCGAGGTCGTACGCCGTGATGCCGGTCGTCGCCGAGCCGGACTGCGTGAACGCCTTGGCCAGATCCGAAGACGGAGTGGCTTGCGCCTGCTTCATGAGCGCCAGGGTCTCCTGCGCCAGTGCTGCCTGTTGCTGCTGGTTCATCTGCTTTCTCCTATGAGTGTGCAGTGTGGGTTGAAGGGGTTGATCAACGCAGGGGGCTCAGGTTGAGCGCAGCCCCGCCCTGTTGGTGAAGCTTCTTGATCTCGGTCGCCGCATCCTGCACCTCGCCGTTCTTCACGACGGGGTCGATGCGAGCACCGGGGTTGAGGGAATTGGTGTCGTCGGACTTGCTGACGGGCACCGCCTTGAGAGTCGCCTTCGGGTACGCCGGCTGAGCTTCCAGCTTCTCGACGCGCGCCTTCAGCGTCTTGTTCTCGGACAGCACCTCGTCGATCTTCTTGAGGGCACCGTCCAGGGACTGCGTGACCTTCGCCAGCTCACCGCTGTCGACGGCCTTCGCAAGCTTCTCGGCCTCCTTCTTCGACTCCTCGTCGCCTTCCGAAGCGCCGAGCTCTTCGGCCGTGTCGAGGAGTTGCTTGGCGAGGTCGCGCACGCGACGGATGCGTGCGAGGTCTTCTGCCTTGTTCCGGCGGCCGACCTTTTCGAGGTAGAGCTTCATGAGCTCGCCGGGCTTGTCCGCCATCGCCAGCTGCTCGTTGTTGAGCTCCATCGTTTCCTCGCGCACGAGCTCGACCAGTACGTCAGTCATGTTCTTCAGCAGCTCGCGCATCCGCGCCGGCATCACGCTGGCCCTGTCCTTCTCGGCCGCTTCCTCGGCCGCGCACACGCGGGCAAGGAACGACATCGAGTCGATCAGGGTGGCCATCTCGCGCACCTGGTACATACCCTTGCCGAGCACCACCAGCGTCGACGGCTCGGTCTCGGCCTTCGCCTGCTCGCAGCACTTGTTGACCATGCCGATGACGTCACCGACGGACAGTTTGGCCGTGTCCATCAGCTCCGCCAGCTTTGCCACGTCCTCGTCGGACCCGGCGACCTGGTACTCTTTCGATTCCGAGGAAGACTCGCTCGAGGCCTCCGAGGACTGGTTCGAGGAGTCGGTCGAGGAAGCTTCCTCGGCTTTCTCCACGGCCTTCTCGGATTCGGAGGAGCTCTCGGAGGCCGAGGGGTTGGAACTCTCCGGCTGGTGCTTGAACTCCACCTGCGTCACGGAGCCATCCGCCTTCTGGATGTCGAAGAACTTCGCGGTCGGAATGCACGGGCGGTCCACGAGGGAGATTTCGTTGGGCTTTGCGGTGTAGCGCTTCACCTCCTTGCCGTTGTCGATCTTCTCCGTCTTCTTCTCGCCGACGTAGACGCCGCCGATGCTGAATCCGGTGTGGACACCCTCGAGCACCTTCTGCCACTCGTTGTCGTCGACGATCTTGGCTGCGATGTCGATGGCCTTCTCGTCGTCGTTGAACTGCATGTCGATCACCTTGCCGGCGGCGACGTTGCTGTGCATGGAGCGCACGTTGCCGAGGGACTTGCCGTTGGTGTCGGCCTTGACCTCGTCGCTCCACGTCTTGAAGTATGGCTTGGAGCTTTCGTAGTCGAAGATCTCGTCCGAGCGGTCGGGAGTCTCCTGCACTGCGCGGCCGTAGACGAGGCGCTTCTCCTCGTCGACCTTCGTGATCTGTGCGAACAGCCCGTTCATCTGCATTCCTCCAGAGGTTGAAAAGTCACATCTCGCCTTCGAGTACCGGGACAAGGTCGCAAAGGCAGTTGGGGTGGAACGGCGGAGCGTAGTCACCGGAGGGGAAGTTCTCCTCCAGCGGGATCGGCCCCGCCTCTGCGTTGTCATCACACACGTCGATTTCGGGGTGAGTGTCGGCCATGATCGCCTGCTTGCCAACCACCACTCCTGACTCTCGCCAGCCTTCCACGTTGCCGCTGGTGTGCGCAAAGGCCAACTCCGTGCGTGCGATCATCGAAGCACGCCCTTCGCTGAATGCGAAGGAGTCCTCGATCTCACGCGCCAAGTCTTGCGCACCCCACCCGGACTCAACGGCTTCGGAGATCTTGCTGCGGAGAGCGTCACGGGTAGTTTCGGTGATGCTCCATTTGGCGTCGGGGTTCTCGATCAGCTCCGTGCCGTCGTCGCTGAGCTGGCGACCGACGAGCTCAGCCCCACGCTCCGTTGCCCAGTTCAGCGCAGCCTCGTCCAGCTGCGAGAGTGCAGCCTCCATGTCCTCCTGCATGCCTACGCTTTGGAAAGCGCGCACGCCCGCAACTTTGAAGGCCTCGACCATGTCCGGGGTCAGCGCATCGACAACAGCCGTCGCGAAGCCGTCGACATCCAGTTGCTTCAGGATGGAGTCGACGGTTGGCTTCTTCTTCGACGCCTTTGTCAGGCCGAGCATCAGTGCTACCTTCTTCGAAAACTTTGCGGCGTACTTCCGCATCACCTTGGCCAGCGCTGCCGCGGTCGCTGCCTCGTTGGTCGTAACGTAAGCCCTGAGACCAGTTCCAGCAAGGCCTGTCGGGCTGCGCTTCTTGCTGGCTTTGGCTAGTGCGCAGATCGGGCAAGCTGGCCGAAGACCGTAGCCGCCGAAGAGCTTGCTAGCCTTCTTCTCCTCACCTACCCACTTGTCATTCTTGATCAGCCCCTTTCTAACCGCGTGCTTGTAGACAGGCAGCGTGCGGAACTGCGCAAGCGTGCGAGGGCGCAACAGGTCCATGAACTCCGGAGACTTGTACGGAGGCATGTCCCACGTGGTCTTGAGCCAGTCGGCGTTGTCCAAATTCTCGTCCGGAGAAAGCGTCACCGACAGTTCGGGCAAGTCCTCGTCCTCCTCCTCAGCTTTGGTCAGCAGTGCGGTAAGATCGACCTTGGTAGGCTTCTCTTTGGAACTGACCTTCTTCTTATGAAACAGCTCTTTGGCGTGGGAGAATGCCATCGGCTTGTTTTTCATTGTAAGGACAGCGGTCTTCCTCGTATGGCCAAGCACCACCACTTCGCCTTCGTCTTTGCACCCCGGCCCCGTGCGGAAGTAGCTGAACACGTCTTTGGCCGCTACCCGCTCGAAGGCAAGAGCCATGTACTCGCCCTTCTTCTGCGAGCCGGAAGTGAGGAACTCCGTCGCTGTGTATTCACTGACGGTGAAGCTGCTCAGCGGGGACCACTTCATCTTTGAGACCGACAGCACCGGCCGGTCTTGGGCCACAACAGCACGATCAGACTTTAGGTGGTGCTCGTTGATGGCGAAGCCACGCACGACTGCGACCTCCTTAATGCCTTTGCTGGCCAGCTCCTTCTGCGTGTTCTCGTAGACCTGACGGGAGAACGCTCGCAGCCCCTTGACGATCTTCGGGTAGTCGCTGCCCCAGGCTTGCTTCAGCTTGTCATCGGACATGAAGTGGTCGTGGGTTGCTGTGCGCAGGCCGAACTCCTCGCGCGCAGCCGCTTGCAAGGCAACCGATAGCTTGTCGTTGTCGCCGCTTGTGCGCGCCCACGTATGCACCACAGTCGATTCCATAGACCCGTGGAGAGGCTTGAAGCCGTGACGTTCCATCGCCGATTTGGCCTCCTGCCACGCCTTGTTGTTTTGCAACTGGGAGGAGAGGGTATTGGCGACGTGCGCCTTGTCGGCCCCCTTGCTGTAGGGGTTTTTGTCTGCCTCCTTGTCGTACCATCCTTGTGACTTATTGAGGTCGTTCCAAAAGTCGTCCTTGAACAGGTCGCCTTTGGTCACCGACGCATAAGCCTTCGTAGACTTGCCGGAGGCACGCACCTTTGCCTTGCCTCCGCCGCTACCTCCGTCACCGCTTCCACAGAAGTGACCGGTCTCCGGGTCCTTGCAGTAGTTCTCCCCGCCAGCCTTTGCTAGCGGACGCAGAAGCGCTGCTAGCTTGGTGCTGCTCATGCTCCGCTCCCTTGCGCTTGGGGGTCTTCCTCGCGTTTCGGGGACGGGGTTGGGGTGCTAGTAGCTGGGGGCTGGCCGAACCGCTGCGAGGGCTTCTTCTGACTGTCGTCGCTTCCCCCCGCAGCGCCTGGGGGTTTCGGGGCCCCGAAGGGCGAGGCCGCCATTGCTTGCTGTGCGGCCTGCATCTTCTTCTGCTGCCGCGCGGCGATCTCCTCGTCGCTCCACGGGTCCTTGCCAATGTCCTCGCGCACCTCGTTCTCGTCGAGGATGCCTGCGTCGAGGTAGATCTTGTGGATCTCGGCCTTCGACTTGGGTTCGATCTCTTCGTCCATGTCCCACACGAACTCGAGATCCTTGTACCCCAGCACGCGGCTGATGATCGCGTCCATCACTCCCTTGACCCAGCGGAGCAGCGGCATCAGGCCTTCCTTCTTTGCAGTGTCGGCCACCGACTCCGCTGTTGCCCTGTTGGTCTCCTTTACCAGCTGCGTCGGCGAAATGCTGAACGCAAAGCACACGATGCGCGCCAGCCACTCGTCGAACATGTCCTTCAACGCCTCCTGCTTGGTGAAGGTGACGTCCATGCCGGGGATGAACTTCATGTGCCGGCGTGCGGCCGTGTTGCCCTCCATCAACTGGTCCCACCAAAGCTGGAACTGTTTGATCTGATCCGCAGTCCAGTTCTCCGGTACGTGCGCGAGGGCTTCCGGCACGTTGCCTTCCGTGTAGAACTGGAGCTGATGGATCTGACGGCGAAGCGCAATGTTCACTGTCATGATGACCTGCTCCACGGGACCGTAGCCATACACCCGATTGGTGCGAGGGTTTCGCATCCAGTACAGCAGCTCGTCGCGAGTGTAGTCGACGGCAGGCAGCCCTTTGAGAATCTGCTGGTATGCAGTCTCCGGCGGCAGCGGCGTGCGGCCGGTCTCGTCTAGCACCCGCTTCACCGTGGAAGGGTCGACCAGCTCCACGCAGTATAGGTCGCCACCTTTGGTCGCGCGCGGGTACATGACCACAGCGTCGAGGACGAACAGGTCTTCGAGGATCATGCGCAGCCACTGAGACCAGTTGTGCTCCTTGTCGGGGCTGTCGAAGAACTCCTCTACTGCTTCGATCGACGCACCGAAGGCATCCTCGAGGGGGTCGGTCTCGGGCTCTTCCAGTCCCTGCGGCTTTGCGCCAGGGGGCGGAACGACAGGTGAAGGCGCAGCAGGGTTCGCAGAGGGCGTGCCCTCTTCGAGCGGCGCAGCGGCTAGCTTCGACGCCTGGTCCTCTTTTTCCGATGCCGCCGAGTTCGCCGAAGGGGGGAACGGCTTGTCGGGGGCCGAAGGCTGACCAGGGGACGGAGTAACGGCTGTGGCCTGTTGCTGCTGTTGCTGCAGGAGGAGCTTCTTGCGCTTGTCCTGCTGCGCCTTCTTCTTCACCGCGTTGGCGGCCTTTTCCTTCGGAACGATCTGCCACTTGTAGCTCTCGATCTGATCCTTCCTCGTCTCGATGACAAGGCGGAGCAGGTCATAGCCATCGGCCAGAGCCCGCAGCATTTCGAACGTCACCTCCTCGCCGTAGCGAGGTTTGGTATTGAGGTTGTAGCCGACCGGGTAATCGAACTGCCGCCCTTCGGCTTCGGGAGCGATCGGCGTGAGTGGCCGCAGAGGCCCCATCCACTCCCCGTAGGTGTACGTGACGTCTTTGTTGTAAGACATCGCGCCGGTCACCCGGTCGATGGTTGCCTTCGGAACGTTGGTCCCTTGCTTCTCGCGTGCCATGTCTCAGTCCCTAGAGTTTCCGACGGACGTCGTAGGGACCGTCCAAATCGGGGCTGGTGATCTTCTTTCCTGCGGCAGTGATGACCTCGAACTCGAACGAGATCTTTCCGGGCACGAAGTCGGTCGCCTGCTGTTCGTACTCGGCCACGCCAGCGGGGCCATTCACAACAGTCATCGCCTTCTCCACCACTGCGGCGGTGCCCTGCTTCCAGCGAATCTTCACCGACTGCGCGCTGGACAGGTCGATGGGGACGCTGTCCTCGTCGGTAATCGTCCGCTGGATTACGCGACCGGTGTCGCCCGTCACGAACTCATTGATCTGCTCGCTCATTCGTTCCTCACAAGAACAATTGGATCGGAAGTCTGTGTCACGTTCACCACTACCGCTCCTGCCTGCAACGTGCGCATCTCCACCACGCCGGTAAGGCGCAGCGGCAGAACGATGGTCGCAGTATGCACGTCTCGGATTGGAGGGCCTAGATACAAGACGACGTGGCCAGCTTCGACACCGATCAGCACATCTGCCGGCGTGAGGTTGTGGACTTGCGTCAGCACCACCGCATCCACACCCACTACCACGTCCACACTGCCGAGCTCGAGATCGTGGACCTGCACCAGCACTAAGTTCTGTTCGGACACAGTCACGGCTATGTCGGCCGTTACCAACGTGGCTTCTACTGCCAGTGTGAGACTTTCGAACGTCGCCCCTACTGCGAAGTTGCCTACGCCGGTGAGACTGTGCTGTTGCACCAAGTCGATGTTGCCTGCCTGCACAGGCACGCCAATGTCGGCCATGTTCAAGTAGACAAACGCGGTCAGCGTTAGGTTGTCCTCTGCGACCGCTACCGACATGCCTGCCGTGGTCAGCTGATGTTGCTGCACCAGCACCAAGCCTTCTTCAGCAACTGCGACGTCGAGATTCCCTACCCCTGCGAGAACATGCTGCTGGGTCAGCGTTACGTTGTCCGCTGCTACTGCAACGCTCATGTCTGCCGGAGACAAGTACGCTTCCGTAGAAAGCGTGAGGTTCTCTTCGGACACGGCCACAGCTATGTCAGCAGTGGTTAGCACGTGAAGCTGGACGAGCGTAAGGGCGTCTTCTGTCACTGCGACAGCGATCGGCTGCAAGGACAAGGAATGCTGCTGCACGAGGAGCAGGTTGTCCTCTGCGACTGCTACGGCCATGTCAGCAGTGGCCAGCGTTGCCTCAGTGTTGATGGCTACGTTGTCTTCTGACACTGCGACTGCTACGTTGTCGGTCGCCAGAAAGTGAACCTGCGTTAGCGTGACGCCATCCTCCGCTACCGCTGAAGCCATGCTCGCAATGCTTAGGGCAGCTTCGGTAGAGAGCACCACATTGTCTTCGGCAACCGCTACCGCTACGTTCTCCAACGTGAGGGTGTGCTGTTGCGTGAGCGTGAGGTTGTCCTCGGAGACAGCAGTGTCTAGGTTGCCTACCCCTGCCAGTTGGTGTTGCTGAACGAGAGCAAGGCTGTCCTCAGCAACAGCCGCGCTCATGCCGGCAAGCGTGAGAGTGTGCTGTTGCGTGAGCGTGAGGTTGTCCTCGGACACTGCGACTGCTACGTCGGCCAGCGCCAGCTGCGTCACTACCTCCAGCGTCAGCGTCTCTTCAGACACAGCAACAGCGATGTCACCTACGCCAGCCAGCTGATGCTGTTGCACCAGCACTAGGTTGTCTTCGGACACGGCTACGGCCATGTCGCCTACGCCAGCGAGCGTATGCGCTTGCGTAAGTGTCAACGCGTCGAGAGACGCCGCCACCGCCATGTTTGCAATCGCCAACGTCACACCTGCAGCGGCTGTGATCGTCGGCGTCTGCGTGTAGGTCGTGAGCGCCGCGCGGCCATCGGTCACGCGGAACTGGAAAG